ATTTACTTCTGTTCTAGAAACTTCTTTCAGTTCCACTTCTTTTTTCTTCTTAGCCATTTTCGTAATGTTTAAGTTGGTTAATAATATAATTAATTAAACTGTGATTAATCGTTTCCGTTTTATAAGCTTAACATACCCAGAGTTTAATAATTCCTCCTGAGCAGTATTAAATTGTGTTATATCTTCAAGAACTGTATTTAACTGTTCTTTAGAAGTGATATTTACTTCTTGACTACTAAGAATTTTATCTCCTTGATAAGTAGCTATCTTAAAGACTTTTCCTTGATAAGGGTCAAAATCCTTTCTCTTAAAAATTTGAGGTATATCATTCATAGCTATATTTAATTTTAGTTATTCCGGGAATACCAACCTTTCCGAAGCATTCGGTATAAAATTTGTATTTCCCTTTTTTCATTGTTTTATAGTTATCAGCTAATCGAATTGGGTAGACCCATATTTGATTTTCTATCATCCGATTGGTCATTATATAAGCATAAGCCTTTCGAATTTTAACTTTTTCTAAAGATACAAAGCCTTGAAATAAAAGAGCTTTCTTAAGAAACCTTTCTTTTGGAAGATACCCCACAAATTTAGTATTTGCCTTATCGAATAAATCTAATAGATCCCTCTGGGCTTTTATGAAAAGTATCTTTTGCATCTTTACCCTCCCTTGGTAGTATTTCCATAAGAAAAGGGCTAATGACCCAATTAAGGGAGGGTAATTAAGAAAGTTCCGATCAAATTCTACTTTCTCATTTTGAGGTAATCTATTGTAGATTCTGTAAGATAGAATTACGGACCTGTATTCTCTTTCGTTTAATTGCTTGGGCAGAGATCCCTTGCCGTTGTCCATATAATTTTCTCGCATACCTTTTATCAAATTCTTGTTTACCCTTAGAATGAAAAACTCTGTGCATCTGTATCATGAATCGTCTTCTTCTATGTTTATCAACCCTATATTCGTCTGGTATAATAAACTTCCTAGCTTTTACTAATTTACCCTTAAAGTAAAATTTTGTAGTTCCTTTAAAGTGATTCTTCCCATTCATATCTTGGGCTTTCTTAATGCCTTGCCTTAGGAGTTTCCTACCTGAGATAATATGAATATATTGAAGAACATCTACTCCATAAAGGTAAATCAGAGTTCTCTTTATATGGGATCTAGTAAAATAGGGGATAGAAGTAAGATGCTTCCGATATAATTTCTTTTCGGTTATATATTTATTGGTAGTATCTGGTCTCCAAGTCCAAAAATAATACCGATCGGGTTTTATCTCTTCCCTACTACTTTCCTTTATCTTTACCATTCAATTTCCTTTTTGCAGTACGGTACCAAAGATTTATGGATTTCTCGTTTGCTTCTGGGAATTTCTTTTTCATTCTTCGAATTATTCTCTCTAATTCGTACCCCTTTGAAGTTAATTCCCATACGTAGGATTTTTTAGTACCCTTTATGAGGTTAAATTCATCCCTTTCTCTGGGTGGTTTCTTTTCTCTGGGTTTCTTTATTCCAGATACTCTTCTTGTTTTTCTTTTTCCATCTTCTCCTTCTTCTCCCAAAAAGCCAAGTCTTAATTTTGAACTTCTTAAGGGATCATCTTTTGCTAATCCTGCAGTTTCTAGTTGCCTATCCATCCAATCATCGTATTCATTAATAAGATGTTTGTTTGGTTTCTCTTCTGAAGTATTTATCCAATTGATCAATTGGAATACTGAAGCAGAACAAGCATCCGGGAAGGGCATTCCCAATATAACTGCCTTTCTTTTTAAGTCCCGATAGGTTTGATTCCTACCTGCAGCTCCGAGAAAATTAGATTTCTCTTTAGAGGGAACAAGTTTATCTTTTTTCTTCTTTACCATACTTTAAAAAGTGTTTTTAAATTTTTTCGATATGCAAATATATAAAGATTAATTCAAATATAAAATTAATATCACTATTTTTTATATAATAGCTGGGGATTCACTCGTTCGGTACCAGTTGATTTGGGTTTTCGTGGTTTTCTGGTTTTATGAACATTATAGGCAACATCCATTACCTTTACGTTAAAGTCAATATTATTTACCTGGTTATAATTAACTGCCTTTTGAACACAGTAACGATATTCTGGCCAAAACTTTTGCCCTAATTTCACATCTCCAGTTTTATCCATGAATTTAGATACCATAAAACCAAAAGTATCCGCATCATCTTTTTCTTCAAATACATACATGTAAAATCTACTAAACTCTTTTACTACTTCCTCTAAAGGCCTTACTGGGAGTAAGAGATAACCATCCGTATATAATTCCTGAGATATTAAGCATACCCAGTATTTCTTCTTTCCAGGTTTTACTTTATATCGGAATCTTTCTTTTACTTTAGTGTGCATCCATTCTGGTACTCTATTTAAAAGGTATCTGATATAGATCTTATCCTTTTTATTCAATCTCCTTTTGAATGCAGATGGCTGTTGTAGCATTCTTGGAAGAATACGAGAATTATTCCATCTATCATATTCAAAGATTAACTTAACAGTATCCTGATCCCAGGGGTCTTCTGATTCTCTTAACCTTTTCATATTCCTCATTATATTATGAGTATTCACCTTGGGCAATATCTGAGCAGCATCACCAGAATATAAAGCCGCTTCTCTTCTCTTTAATCTCTTTTCTAGGCATCCCTCTATATAATCTTGAAAATTCCTTTCACAGGGGCAATCTGGTCTGAATATAGAAGTCCTTTTCTCAAAAAAATCCGAGAAAAGCCTAAAGAACTTCTCAGACCTTTCTCGGATTTCAAGATACTTATAATGAGACAACTTTAAAATCTCACCAGCTTCCCAAGATGACTTATTTTCGGATAATTGAAGGAACAGAGATTGTTGTTCTTTTTGGGTTAAACAGTCCCATGCTTTCTTTTGAAATTCATTCATATCAATTTCTCCTATACGCCATTATATTATCAATTGCTTCTGATGTAATCTTATTTGGGTCAAATTCTTGCTGATTAGCATAGAGTTTATCTGGATCACAGTTTTGATATACTGAGTACAGAACATTATCAAAGGGTAATTTCAATTCCATCTTACCACATTCGGGATATAACAATAGCTTCACTAACTTATTATTATAATCTACATCTATCACAGTAGCATCCACTCCCTCATAGGGGTATCCCTTTAATACTAAGTAATCTCCAGGATGAATATTCATCATATCCTCAACGGAGTATTTCTTATTCTCTCTTGCTAATTTCTTAAATCTTCTAACATCCTTTCTTGAACAAGTAGCTACTAAAGAGAAATCATCGAAATCCTCTGAGTTATCTATCCTAACTTTTTTCTTTCTTGGATGTAAAGTCTCTGTAGCTTTTAACCAAGTCCTTATACCAGAAATATTTCTCTTTAGTTTATTAAGAAAGGGTCTAGAATAAGCAAACTCACTGGGCATTTTAATGAAGCCATAGTTGAATAAAATAGGTATTTCTTCGAA